ACTCAGCAGAGCCATAGAAAGGAACTCCGGTGAGCTCCTTCATGTAGGCGGCAACTTCCTCTTCATTGTAGCGCTTTACAAAGTTGGAGATGCGGCGCACAACATCGGTGAACTCAAACTGAAGCGTACCGCTGATAGCCTCAGCAGTGTACTCATCCTGGATTTCACGAAGGAATATCTCAAATTCTGTAGCAAAGTCATCGGTACGGCTATCGTAAGCGAACTTGCGCGGATAGCGCTGTTTAACAAACTTAAGAAGCCTTACGGCATATTTCTTATAGATTGAAGAGATACGCCCAGCCAGTTGCTTCTCATACTTGAAAGGATACGAGAAGCCCGCGTAGGGGCGCATAGCTTCTCGCCTTGAGGCTGAGCGTTGCTGGGGGGTCATTGCCCTCCGCTGTTGCTTTAAGGTGTAGCGAATGTACCCTTTCATTTTGCTGGTTTCTTCTCTTCCTTGGCAGGAACTTCTTTCTTAGCCGGGATCTTCTCAGCAGGATCGGCTTCGGGATCCTGGTTCGGATCGATGGAATTAACTCCACTCGACTGAAGTGGTTCTCCTTCCATATCCTCGAAGTATGAGGTGTCTTTCGGTCCAAGCTCATCCTCATAGCGGAGGGAGTAGGAATCCTCGGGAGTAATTACTCCACCCTTAATATCGCGCTCATGCGCATCAGCCAGGGTGCGCTTCGTCTCAGCCTTGATCCTCTCGACGTTAGCGGCCTGCTCCTCGGTGAGCTGGAACAGCGGATTCCACTTAAACGGAGTGTATACCTTGATCTTCTTCCAGGCGGCTACCATGTTCACGAGCATCTGGATATAGGGCCATTCCGAATTCTGCCTCGCGCGCACGGAGTCGTAGTAGTTCTTCTGGTCGTTCTCACCAGTGGCATTTAGGCCAGTAGCGGAGCGGCCAAACAGCTTGGTAACAGGGTAATGGGTAACAGCAGCTACGTTCATCATGAACCTATCAAGGACATCAGAGACGCCAGAGAGGCTTACTGTATCCCGAATGTAATCTTCTTCGGTCCCTAGGAATATGCCGTTAATCGTGGACTTAGTAAGCTCGATGCCCTCCATCCTGGACTTGAAGCGCTTTCCACCATCTTCAGCAAGCATCTCATCGAGGTCAGAGAACTTGAACTTGCCAATGACATATTCGTCCAGAACGGTAGAAACAGACTTAAATGCTCGGGTAAAGTCGGTAAGGTACGACCATGTGGGCAGGAGTTCGGAGATCCCCCAGTACTTCATTTCCTCGGTGAGGCCCTGGGTTCCTTTAGGAACTTTCTTGCCAAAGAAGGGAATGCACCGGGAACTATGGATCTTTCGGCTGATTTGCTTATTGCCGATCTTATAGGAAACGGCGTAGATTTCAATTTTCCCATAATTGGGAGAGGTAGGATCGGTGTTGAACTCGCACTGGGAGTGGTTGATTTCCCCCAGGTCAACAACCTTCAGGTACTCAATGGACTTGATTTTTTCAACTACAAGCGGAGTGGTGGGGGCTCTGCCATCCAGGGCACCGATAATAATGAGGGAGCCACCGGATAGTCTAGCCCACTTCTCAGCGGTGTTGAAGGCACTCTTGGCATCCAGCTTCTCAAGGGCAGTTTCGATGGTGCCTAGGCCATCCTTGTCTTCCTTGTCATTTTCGATGGAACCCCACTCTCGGGTAAGGTCATCGGCAAAAAGGTCGATAATGGTGGCGGATAGGCCCTCTGTGGCGTACAGGGAGCAAAGGAGCTCATAGGGGAGCAAAAGGCCAGTAGAATAGGAAGTGTAGCTCCCTTTATCCTTTTTAGTGCCCATTCCCGTCGCTATATTCAACCATCCGTCTATGCGCTTGGCCTTAGCCGCTTTATCGACTGTGGCCAGTTCTTCAAGTGTTGGTATTTGTGCCCCTTTCATAAGGCCCTCCGGTATACATTCATTCGTGTAGGTAAGCAAGGCTGATTATCGCATAGAAAATCCTCCCTGTCAACCCCCCTTGACAGTGGCTAAAATTAGGTGTAGTATCCTTTTAGGAGAACCTATGCCACGTGAACAACTACCAGTACGAGTCGATGATCTCGGATTATCGGCGAAAGAGCAAAAATTCATCCTAGAATATATTTCCAATAGCTTCGATGGAAAGGCAGCCGCTAAAAAAGCCAAGATCATTCCAGCGGATATGTCTGATGCCAGGGCTAACCTCATCGTTCATTCACTCTTGGCCAAGGACATAGTAGTCCAAGCCATAAATAGAGTATCTGAGTATTTCATTGCTCCGTATAAGAGTAAGTTCGTGAACCAAACACTAAGGCAACTGGATATCAGAGCCAATTATGATCTGAGTTGGTACTATTACCCCGATTACACCGCTAAGCCGCTAGATGAGATTTCCATGGAGCATCGGTGGGCTATCGATAAAGTGGAGCCTAAAGTATTTGGTAAAGATGCAAATGTGCGGGAAGTGGTATTCATTCTGGCCGATAAGAACGCAGCGAGGAAAGAGCTAAAAGAACTTCTGGAGAAGAAGGATGATAGGGACGGTGGTGCGGATGATGGCATGAGATCCAAGCTATCGGAGATATTTGAAGCGGTGAAGCTGGGTAAGCAACTGGCAGAAAAGAAGAAAGAACCAGAAATGGTCCCGGCACCAGAGCAGAAGACGATACTGAGGACACCAGCAGAATTAAGGGAGCGAATTACAAATGGCGAAAAAGTCTAAGCAAGAACCTGGGAAGTTTTACTTCAACGATGAAACGTTGGAGATGATTCGGGACAATCCACATGCATTGGGCTGGATCGCCGACAAAAAGAAACTAACGCCACTCCATAGTGAATGGATTCGATACATTTGGACATCGGGCAAATCGGTAGCGCTCATGGCGCATCGTGGTAGTTATAAATCAGTGGCAATCTCTCAAATAGGAACAATTTGGTTTTTATTATTCAACCCAGATGCCAGAATTGCAATCGTGCGAAAAACGTACGCCGATGCAGTTGACACTGTTAGTACCATTGGAAAAATTATGGAAATGACAGAAATGAGGGAACTATTCAAATTCGCTCATGGCTCTTATCCAGAGTTTACTAAAAAGAGAGAAGGCGGGATTACTTTTGATTTTAAGAAAACTGTAACACCCGAAGGGTCAGTTACGGCATACGGATTGAATTCACCATTTACTGGTAGACACTTTGATTTTATCCTTTGTGACGATATTAGCACAGTGCGCGATAGATTGTACAAATCAGAACGAGACTATACTCGCTCAATGTGGATGGAGCTGAGCGCAAATATTATCGACAGGGGGAAACCTTGTTGCTATGTTGGAACTCCGTGGGTAAAAACTGGTGTTGAAGAAATAATCCCAGATCCTCGAAAATACAGTATCCATGATTGTAATTTGATAAGCCCGCAAGAACTTGAACACATTAGGTCAGTGACGACGCCGTCGCTTTTCGCCGCGAACTACGAACTAAAATTCGTTGCAGATGATGATGCTATCTTCAGTAATCCAGAATATTCGCCATGGCAAACAACCAACATAGAAGCAGTGAAAGCACAAATAGACTCGGCTTACGGCTTGGGCGACACATGCTGCCTCACCATTGCGGCAAGAAGGAGAGATACAGGGCTCATTCAGATGATTGGATTCTCCAGCAAACAATCCATTTCAGAATGGATGCCCCAAGTAGTCGATCTGTGTAGGCGTTACAAAGTAAAAAAGATTTATGTGGAGCGCCAGTCAGATCGTGGATGGACGCATTCTATGTTAAAGAAAGAAGGACTGAACGCTATAGAATATAATGAAGACACAAAAAAGCAGCACAAAATCAGCACCTACTTATTTGAAGTCTGGCCCCAGATTGTATGGTCCCCAGACTCTGATGACGATTATATGGTGCAGGTCACAGACTGGACTGCTGAGTCGAGGGGATTGGATGATGGACCGGATTCAGCCGCATCCTTATGCAGAGCGTGCTACTCGAAGAAGGGAATGCATAGCGAGCGATGGAAACTATAAAACGAAGGCCCCGATTAAGGGGCCTTCTCTCTATCTCACCACACCCCACCTGCCAACCAAAACACACCTTAACTTGCCCGCCGCAACATACCCAGCCTGCCAAA